GCGCGGTCGTTTGCGCCCGCACGGTCACCGCCCACGATCTGCTGGCTGACGGTCGCCCGCCCGCCCGCAATGATGCGCGTCTTGGTGATGGTCGGATGCGCTGCATCACGGACGAAGCCCTCCGTGCGCACGGCATTTTCTGCGAGCACAGCGAGGAGCGCATCCCCGCTCGTATCCGTGCCGCAGACCCCCACAGCATAGGCCGTGCCGCCGAGCGTCGCCGCATTGTTGACAACGTTCGCCGCGCCGCCTGCAACAACACGCTCCTCCACCTGATCGAGCACGAGCACAGGCGCCTCGCGCGAGATGCGTGCAATCGCACCGTCGAGATAGACATCGGCCACCATATCCCCGATGATGAGCACGGGGGTGCCGCTCATCTGCGCAATCGCATTTACCATGGGGTGAACTCCCATTTGATCTTCCACGCATTCTGCTTGGAGCGGTAGCGCAGAATGATCTGAGAGCAGTGCAGGTCGTGGAACCAATAGTAGTCTACATCCGTCCACTCATGCGGTTCAACCGCGTACTTCGTACCGACGGCAATCCGGTTGCGCTCGTCGATGCGGTAGCTGAATCCCGCCTGCAGCACTTTGGAGTAGTCCTCCTGGTCAAAGGAAAAGAGTGCGTTCTGCTTCGTACTCTTCGTATAGATGCCGCCGACATAGGCAGCGAAGCGTTTGTTGAATTCTTTCGTCAGGAAGACACTCGCATTCACACCCTGCACGCGTGAGTGGTCGTAGCTCTCACGCGTGACGGAGTACCCCGCGGCAAGATCCAGCCCGAACCCGTGGAACGGAATTGTATCGTGCACGAGTGAGATGCCGTACTTCCAATGATTGCTGTGGATGCCGCTGCCGTACCAGCGCCCGTACTCCGAATAGAGGTTGTAGCTGATCGGCATCTTGCCGAGGCGCTGTGCATAGCCCAGGATGAGCGACGGCTCCTTTTTGATCCATTCGTTGTCGCCGTCCTCAAAGTTGCCGTAGGTGAGCAGGGCGCTCGCTCCGCGGTTCTCCCAGCCGAGATCGTAGTGGCTGCGCCAGCCGTTCTGCGTTGTCACCTGGAGATGGGCGGCGGCGGTGACCCTCGGAGCGACTTCCTGCTCGAACGTCTGCTCCAGCCAGAGGCCGTCGTCACTGTCATAGCCGGCGCGCGGGAAGTTCCGCTGGATGGGCTTCGACGCGTCGACTTCGTGGCGCTTCTTCGTGAAGATGACCTTATTCTTCAGCCAGAATTTCACATTGGTCAGCACCATACGGTTCCCGGGATAGATCTCCGCCACATCCGAGCTCAGATGGTAGTCGGGCTTCTTCGCAGAGCATTTCGTCTGCGTGCCGTCATAGACGATGATCTTGTCCGGATAGAACTCGAACCGCTTTCCTGTCATGTAGTACGCGCCGACTTTGCCGTTCGCCTCGGCCATCGTGCCCTCGTGCGTACGGTAATTGTATTTGATGCGGAAGCCGTCGAGCGTCACGCGGGATGTGCCCGCAGTCATCTGGAGCACATGCGCGCGGTCAGGAACGGAGACATCGCCCGTCGTCGTATTGCCCTCGACATAGTCCCCCTGAAAACGGCGTGCCTCGAGCTGAACGACGTCCACATGCCCCTTCGCCGTGAACTCGCCCGTACGCTCGTCATAGGTGAGGTCGTCGCCCTCGAACGCGATGGGAGACGGCTCATCCTTCTTTACGGGATGGCGCAGATACTTCTGCATCGCCTGCACGTCGGCAAGCAGCTTCTCCTGTTCCTCTGTAAGGCGGTTCGCCCGCTCTTCGCGGCGGCGGTTCTCGATAAAGTCCAAACGCTGAATGCCGGTATCGCCGTCCCCGGTGTATGCGGCATCGACGCTGCTCGGGAGGACGGTGCAGGCGGCAGTCAGCGCGAATAGGATGCGCGTTTTCAAAGCTATGGTCATCGGCGCGTTCTCCTGTCTTTTCTCAGTGCTTCATATCGTAATCAGACGTTATTATACTACATCATATACATCAATAAAACAAGCATCAATAGACATATATGGAAAGATGCATAAATCCTTTGACATATCTATCTTTCCGCTAATTATCAACCAACAAAATAAATACACATAAATACACCTAAATGGAGTTTTCCATCGCGTTTTGTAGACAAAATGTAGACAAGAAAACGGGGACGGCATCATGCCGCCCTCCGCACTTCACTGTCTTGTCCTAAACGTAACATCTGCCCTCTGCGCTAGGTCTTTTGAAGATATTGATTGATAGATTTCAAAAATCTTAGCGTCATATTCATGCGTTGAATAGGGTGCTTCTACTTGCGCCAAAACAGCTTTCTTAAAATAGTTTGCGAACCTGCTATCCGTTGATATGAGACGGATCGCGCATATCTTCTTTGTCTGTATGTCAACAAGGAAGATCTGAATCGGCAGTCCCTCATCATCTTTCGCCTCCGGCAGGGCGATCGTCTCCCCCGGATGTCGCCGAATCGAATATGGGGCATCCATCCATCCGGTTCCAACGCCTTGTATTTTTGCGCACATGAAAATGACCGGGGCTTTTACTGTGATGGCGAGCTCGATTTTTCCTTCCTTCACGCCTTCAATTTCCTTCTTGTTCGGCGCGCTGAAAAACAGTACGAATGTCGCGCCGCCCTCATCCGTATAGTCGAAATATAATCCGTCCTGTTGAACGACTTCTCCCGGCCAGTTCTCTCCTATAGCGAATCTCTTAAACTCAGTCATTGTTTTTCCCTCCTACATACAGGACCTTATTGAGTGCATCGTTGAAATATCTGAGTGATGCAATGATGGCGTCCGAGGCCTGCTTCCCTGTTTTCTCCTTGATCTCCTTCAGCAGGAGCTTCATTTCCTCGTTTTGTTCCTCCGTAATACGGAGGGTTGTTGTTTTCTTCGTCCCCATTATCGCGCCTCCCATGCTCTTGAAAATTCGTTGTCCGCGAACATCGCGGCAAGACCTGTGATCTGCTTCAGCCGGATCACCTCATCTGCATCCATACCGAGATGCTTCATGATCCACGCATTGCTTTTGCCCATATCGACGAGTTCCCGGACGATGTTACTCATAAGATCAAGGTCATGCGATCCACGGGCTCTGTTGTGCCGGATCGTGCTTGCCATTCGGTCGCCTATTGGTTTGTCGATGACCGAAACGGGCAGCTTTCCGCCCTCCCTCTCGTAGATGTCTTTGTGCCGCAGCATGACGGAGTACCGATGAAATCCGTCAACAATCTCGTACACATCATCCTCTGGATGATAGTAGCATACAACAGGCATCGTATATCCATCTTCCTTGATGCTGTCATACAGCAATTTCATCTCGGGCGGCGCAACGCTGTTCGGGTTGTATTCGTTCGCCCTGATCTTTTCAATCGGCACGGCAATAACACCATACACGGGGCTTTTATATTCTTTCATAGCTCTCCCTCCTATAGGTTCTTATACTTCTCGACAATCTCTTTTTGGCGCTTCGTGAGGTCTTTCGTTATCGTGAAGCACAGCCCCTTACAAATGTAATCGTTCTTGATGATGCACATGGCCATCCGCTTCCATGTGCATAGGTCTTGTCGATTGTCCAAGCCCGGCAGTTCGTCAAGGACCTTTCGAGCGCGGATCATCTCTTTGTCGCCTTTCCCGCGATTCGAGAATTTGTGAAGGTTCTCGATCGCGTCCTGGCAGGTGCTTTCCAGCTCATTGATTATATCTGCCGGAACGGGACATCCCGTATGCTGCCAGTACCTTATGAACTTGATAAACTTACACCTATAATTGTCTGCCGTCTCTTTCGGCAGTGTCGTCAGTAGGAATTTACAGAAGCTCCGCCATGTATGTCCCTTCGGCAGCGTGTAATCTGCGGTCATGATCTTTTTCCCAGCGTATATATTGCCGAAGTTTGCTCCTGAGACACGGTTTACGACGCGCGCCCACGTGTCCGGCTCGATCACCCGAAAGAGGTTCAGCCCGGCTTTCGCCTCGTTCCCGAAGGGCTCATCCACGCGCATTTTGTGAATAGGCACGCCCGCCCGATAGAACAGGTCATACAGGCGATTATACGGCTTGTTGAATTTGCCGTAATAGATCCAGTCATCTTCCGCCGCCCAGTCGTAGATCGGATAAAAGCTATAGCAGTTCTCCGCCATCTTCTGAGACCATGTGATGTTCTCGTAGTTGTTGACCTGTGCGCTGTCCGACGCGATCGCCCGCCATCGGTTCAGCGATTCGTCTGTCCGAATCCCGACGAGCTGCGCGGTGCTCTTCCCCTGTCCGTACCATGCCGCGAAGTGGAGGACGAATTTCTCGAACGGCATATTCTGCGTGTAGAATGGGAAGTCCTGATTATCTAAATTTACCACCCATTTATTTTTTGGCATCGGTCGCACCCAAATCGGGGCCTTCTCCGGCTGCCACCATATCCACGTTGGCTCAAGGTATGATAGACTGTTTGGACTTTCCATCGGGAGGCATATCCAGTACGGCTCGAGGACATCTTCATTTTCGTGGAACATCCTCTCGACATATTCGATTGTCATCGAATAGAACGCCTCGAGGTCGATGAATAGGACGCCGACTTTGCGCTTTCGCTCCCGTGCAATGTCGATGCACATGTTCAGCAAAACGCCTGAATCCTTGCCTCCGGAGAAACTCACGCAAATCTTTTCGAAGGTGTCGAAAAGATAATTTATCCTTCGCTGTGCCGCGGTGTATACGTCCTTGTCTTGATATACTTTCCTCATCCTTCCCTCCTCATATTCACCCACGCTTTGCCCTTTTTGCCTGTCTCTTTGAATCCGTGTGAGACGTATACGGGGACAAGGCAGTCTCGTGTCGTGACGGTAATGCTGCGGTTTCCCGCAAATTTAACGGCACGGCGCACCAGCTCTCGAAATACTCCCTGCTTCCGATGTTCCTCCATGACGTAGACGGCATGAATGTGAAGCCCCTGCGCTTTCGGCTCGATGGCCAAAAATCCGGTAATAGTATTCCCCTCTAACGCTGTGACCCACGTCCAGTCCGGCTCGTTACTGAGCGGGTATCCGTCGAGCTCCTTCCGGATGGCACGCGAGGCAAATAACGCCCCGAACCGCAGATAGAAATCCGGGTCCGTTTCTGCTGAGAAGTTTTTGTACTGCATCGTCATTTCTCCTTTCCATCGATCGATTTCCTGTTTGAAGGTATCGACTAGGCTCTCTTTCCGCGATAGGCACCCCTCGATAAGTTCGTCGATCGTCCCGCCGCAGCATATATCGTAAATTCTGACCTCCTGCGTCTGCCCGATACGGTGCACCCGATCCTCCGACTGCATGCGCGTCGCAAGGTCAAAATCGTTGCTGTAATATATGATGTTGCGGCAAAACTGGAGGTTCAATCCGTAGGCGCCGCACACCTTGTTCGCTACAAAAAACTGCACGTCGTTCTGAAACGCCGCACGATTCTCTTGCCGTTTCAGCTGTGACAGCTTCCCCGTAAAGCTCACATACGTGAGGTTCATTTCAGATAGCAGCTCCTCTATTGTATCAATCTCGGATTGATACTTTGCGAATACGATACATTTCTCCGCTCCGATGTCCTCTATCAGTTCCTTTAATTTTTGTACCCTCGGGTTGTCGTGCCAGTCCGAAAAGAAGGGTGCTGTCCGCATGCGCTCTTGCGGTCTCGATAGGACGCTCCGTCCTGAGACGACATGCTGTAACGCAGTGAATAGCTTATAGATCGTCTCTGCCCGCAGCTCGTTTACGCTCTCTAGATATTCCCATTTGATCGCGTCATACAAATCCGCCTGCTCCGGCGTCATTATAAAATACATCGATCGGTATTCCTTTTTGGGAAGATGCAGGCAATCCTCTTTTCTTATTTGATAGGTATAGGGCGCGATCTTTTCTGTAAGGTAATCCACGTTCAGAACACGCGCGACCTGATCTGTCTTGCGTTTGATCCCTGTTCTTGGGTCTTTTATCTCTTTGTACTCTAGGTGATTGGCGGCAAAGCTATAAAAAGATTTATAGCCCAGTATTCGCCAGTCTAGTATCACCCATTGCGCGAACATATCCGCCTCGTTCTTCGAGACGGGCGTCCCGTTAAGGATGAGTTTATAATTGCAAAACCGCCCGATTCTTGTGATCCTTGCGGTACGTATTGCACCGTGGTTTTTGACGAGGTTGCTCTCGTCTACAATTAAGTAGACCTTATGCGTTTCTACCAACTCGAGAAGCTGAAGATACAGCCGCCCCGAAGATGACAGACTTTCAATCCCCCGTATGACAAAGTTACCGGGGATCTCTCCGCAATGATAGGTAATGTCTTCGCGGAGATTCTTCTTGACGCTGCACGGGCACAGCCAGAGCACAGCATCAATCTTCCCCGCTTCCTCTCGCTCCTTGATAAGCGAGAGCGTCGTCCTTGTCTTTCCAGTGCCTTGCTCCATGTACAGGGCACCGATTTTTAGCTTTCCAAGCTTTTTTACTGCTGCCGTTTGGTGCGGCAGCAGCGCTGTTTTAAAATTCATTTTACTCGTCCCGTAGATCGTCTAGGACGTCCCTGCTAGATGACAGTATCTCTTTGACGTCTTTCGTCTTTGGCGCAGCTTTCTCCGCTTTTTTGACAGTCGTCCGCGCCTTCTCTAGGTCTGCCTGTTCCGCCTTTGAGAGCATTTTTTCTGCACCGGGCGAAATCTTGAAATCGTTCAGTTCTGCGAAATCTTTGATTTCTGCAAAATACCGCGGCTTGACAGTCATTCCGCCGTATTCATATCGCGCCCCCGGAAGCGCTTTGACGCGCGCGTACAGGCTCGGATTGTACTCCCAGTAAATACGAATGTTATCTTCTTTGTCCGTGATAACCCAGCGTTCTGTCCGCTGTTCGAACTCACCGTTGATCGCGCGCGTCCGCAGGGCTTCATTTTCGATTTTTACGATGATCCCTTCATTGAGGAGGGCGTTTCCAATCTCGGCAATACGGTCATCCTTATTCCCGTTCATGACGTTCATCTTGAGCCGCCACACTTGATACTCAGAATCCCACCGGAATCCGTGTGCCTTGGCCGTATTCCGGACAGAATCGTTCTTTGGCGAACGCACGACTACGTCACCATCGAGCGCATAGACATGAGCAATATCTTTTGAGACCTCATTCTCGGGATACACAACGGAGGGGTCTTCCGTGTCATCTGCAGTTGGTTCGTCACACGCAGCATCAATCCGGACAGACACGACCTCCTCATAGAACTTGTCGATGAGCCCGCTCGGTGTCCAGTCCCTATTATCGATCCACCACTTTGCCGCGGTCTTCCGTCCGAAGAACTGAATGGCCTGTCCGTATAGATCGGGCTCGATCGCCCTCTTTTCCTCCTCCATCTTTTCAAAGAAGCTCTTTCTAATCGTACGTGCCCAATGGATCTGTTTTTCCGATCCATCAAGCGCGGGGAGGCTATAGGATTTCTCAAACGCACTGTTTTCTGCGTCTTCTTTTTCAGCCCTGCAGTGAGGGCACACATCGTCAGCGAGGTGCTCTAAATAGGCACCGCTGACCTTTCCCATAAGGTTTACTGATGCGCTGTGTCCGCACGAAAATTCGATATCATATCTTGACATGGTCTTCACGTCCTTTCTGTTTATGCTTTTAGTATATCACCTTTTTTCTATATTTGTAAATACTTTTTTTTATTTTGCATATACTTTTTGTAAAAAAATAACCTCGAAGGATATTCTCCCTCGAGGCTTTCAACTTATATTCACTTTACCACTCCGCGATTGTATAAATCACGGAGCCGCCCTTCACGTCGCCGCCCTGCCCATGTGCAAGGGCTTCCCATCGTCCGACCTGCAAGCCTGCCGTCCAGTAGGTATGGCTGTCGACTTGCGTCACTCCCGCTTTGATTTTGCGGCGCTTGTCAAGGTTAATCTTGTACACGCCGACCTGATAATCTTTGTTGTCGGGCTGAGGCGCGACCACCGTTCGGTCGCTTTTGGACAACGCCTCAGCCGGCAACGTGGTGTCGCGCTTATTGATTCGCTCCTGCACCTGTGCCGCTGCCTGCTCCACCGTCGGGGCTGTGACGGTCACATGTGTTATCGGCTGTGTCTTTCCCTCTTGCGCGCGCTCGACGGCACGGGCGAGTTGCTGAGCCTGCCCCTCAGAGATGCGCAGTCGCTCTTGAAGCGTCTCGGCGTCCCGTGCCTGCTCCTCGGTCATGGCCTGCGCTTGCCTGAGTGCCTCCTGTGTCCCTGCATGATAGCGGTATGCAAGGGCAGCCACAACGGCAAGTACAAGGACGCACAGCACAGATATGATGATCTGCTTGCGTGTCATCTGAGGTCCCTCCTATCGTCCATATGGCCCGTCGCCATATACGGGCACGCCGTAGGGAGTTGTGAGATCGACGCTTGCCACATACTGATACGTCCGCTCCGCGCGGTTGGCATACCCGAGTGCATACTCCTCGCACCCTGCCGCCGCGGCATACTGGTCGCGGAACAGCTCGTACACCCCCCGCAAACTACGCAGATTATATCCGCGCTCCTCTCGGCGCTGCAAGAAGTTACGCACGACATAATGAGACGTCGGGCACCATATGCCCGCATAGATAAGACAGCGCGAATCATCCAGCGTTGCGATCTGCTGGAGCGTATGGACATACGCCTTGCAGTCCTCGGAGAGCTGCTGTAGCTGTGCCTCCTGTCCCTCCGGAGATTCGAGTTTCAGCTGCAATCCTCGGAGGTCATCTCCGTAGTTTCGAATACTCGAGTATGACCGGTTCGCATAGTAGTCGCCGTCGGGGATACGCGCGAGTAGTTCATTTGCGCGTGCTCCCTCCCACTGAGAGCATCCGATCGATGGATAATCCCCTGCGGTGCTGCAGCTCACCGATCCATAGCCTCCTTCAACGCCTGTTTCAATGAGCCCCTTCGCGATCTCAAGAGCAAGTTCTTGTACGTCCATCATTTACACCTCCTTTTTCGCACCGAGGCCGCTCTTCTTGCGGATCAGTTCATAGAGTTCCCCCGCCTCCTCGATGCCCGACTTCTGCATATTCTCAAGGATTGACAAGAGTTCCGTCATCGATAGATATCCAATGACAACGACAACGGCAACCGTCGGTGCGCCTGCATGGATGCACATCCAGTCAACAATCCATGCTGCGGCAACAACACCGAAGTATGTGAGCATCTTCGTCACAAACCGATGCCGCATTTCTTCACTGCGAATATATCCTGCTCGTTGTGCTGCGCGGATATTGCAGAAACACGTCCAAAATCGCGGTTTCTCTACGCAGCTATCAATAAGATGCTGCCGTGATAGTGCGATCCACTTAGTCAGTAGATCGACGACAACGAGCACCGCAAATGCCGCGAACAGCCGGACATGCGTGTATGATATAAGCGTGAGGATGCAAGACGTACAGAGCTTAAACAGCCATGCCTCCTGCAGCCTCTCCAGCACCTTCATCATGATCTCCACTCTCCTTTGTCTCCTTTCCGAGCACTGAAAAGGCGCACACCGCTTTGATGTGCGCCGTATGAGATTACTTCTCCTTTTTCTTCGGTGGGTCATCCTTCCTCACCTCGATCACAACATGATCGCCGTAGGTGATTTCGTCCGCCTCCGTTTGATCTGATGTGGCAAGGGAAAACATTTCGCCCGTCTCCACGTTCGTAAACGTGAAGTTCGTGATTGTGCCTTCTCCCTGCGGATAGGTGATTTTTCCGTTGACAATGTACTTTTTCAGCATTTGTGTCCTCCTACTCCACTTCTACCAAAAACGGCTTCCCTGTCTGAGCCTCCTGCTTCCATCCGGGGGTGCAGCCGGTAACATCGAGGATCATAACGCCGAGGAGTGATGCGAGACTTGCAAACTCCTGTGATAGCCCCGGGTATTGGTCCGGATTTCCCCCACGCACGAACGGCGTCACGCATGTCGTAAATTCCACGGTGCTCGGGTCGGGAAACCAAAAGCCCGTATTGTATAGCCACTCATCCCGGCCAACACCAGCTGCATAGCAGGCGTTCTGTGAGAGCGCAACAACGGCGATCTTGCGGCCGGGGTAATGATATCTTTTCGGCGAGTTGTATATGCCCGACCCATCAAATGACAGTGCGTTTACGCTAGGGAAATAGTCAAGGATGCGCATATAGTCATAGCGGTTGTTAAAGACAACCTCCCCGCGCTCATTCTTGATGACGAACTCGCCCTTATCAAGTCCAATGTGGGAATCCGCTAGTCCGTAGGCATAGAGGATCGGGGCCGTCTCCATCTCTTCGAGATAGCTCTCTGCCGTAAAGTTTTCGCCTGCGCGGGGTCGATAGGGCGATGGCCAGGAGGTATTATCCGGATCATATTGCGCTCGGTCAAACTCGGTATATCCGACGTTGTCCCCCCGGAACGACTTCCCGTCTACGAGCGACTGAGACAACGACGCTTTCCGCTGCCAGCAGCTTACAAAATGCGCTGTCGTTGTTTGGCTCAGATAATCGAAAATAGCTGCAAAGGTATAGACAATATTCGGCATGCCGGCACCGAGCGCAAAAATATAAGGCACAGTGTCCGTAGGACTAATCGAGAACCGCGCCCTCAGTCGGGGCTTTTCCCACACAAGCATAGATTGAATACCAAGTCCCGCGTATCCGTAGAACTCTCCTGTTGACCACAGGCCCCGTGGGCGACAGAAATACACGGAAGGCGAATCAGAGAAAAGGCCCTTGTCTTTATTGGGGGTAGTTTTCGCGCACCACGGGTCCGGGTAATTTCCGCCTTGCGGCCACGCATAGGATTTACCATTTGCGTAGTCATAATATGGGAAGGTGCACACTCGTTCGCCCGCTTCGTTTTTCTCGACGTGCATCCCCGTCAAACAGCGCTGCACTTTTACATTCGGCACCCAATCAAGCCGATAGTTTTGATACTGATCGTCAATGACATGAGAGCCGTTGGCATTTCTGATTTCTGCATATCGCATAAGCCCGTCCTCCTCTTAGTAGAATCCGTAGATAATCGCACGCGGGTTCTGCGCCGCAAGAGTATCATGGTAATACGCATGGGGGAACTCCGGATCATAAGCTGCGTTGGGTTTAAAGGGGAGCGTAACAGTAATCCCCTGGAGGTCTTCCCATGTTTCCACCTTCGTCAGCTTTGGGTCGTCAGGGTCCCAGTCGGAGCTCTCTCCGAAAGCCCCATACCCGGATCCACGAAAAACGAGCTGTGTCCAGATGCGGTTTTTACCAGGATTCGAGATCTCTATGCGCATGCGTTTCTTTGCCCCGAGGCTCGCAATCCCAACGACGCGGGTCACCCCGCAGCGCGTATCAAGCACGCATGATCCGCGCGCGTTGATCAGCTGTACCCCTGCTTGTTTTTCCATGTCAGATACCTCCTATTCAAATATCCCAATTCGGACGCGGGTCTTTTCGCCCTCGTCGAATACTTCGATGAGATTATCCGATATCTCCGTCCTCGCCCCTGTATCCTTCGTGCGAAGCTTTCCGATCTTTGCCGATACCGCAGACAGGCTGTCTACTGCAAGCTTATCTGCTGTTATTGCGCCTGCCTGCAGCATGTGATTTGCGATAACATTGCCATCAATAATCGTGTTCCCCGTGATGTGCAGGAGTCGGCCATCGATCTTTACGCCGCCAGGAGCTACGTTGATAGCCGTTACAACATCACCTTGATTGACTTTGAGTTGCAGACCGTTGTAGATCTGCGTGATCGCGCTGTAGCCGGATTCCTGCGGATTGCCGGACAACTTCGCAACGATGGATGATACGCTCTCCTTGGTCGTCTGCACGTCCCGTATACGTTCGGCGAGTGCCGCGTCAAGATCTTTCTCCGCGATCGATAGATTCTCTATATCGTTTTTGTCGATTTTTGCCTTGACGATCACTTCCTGCGCCGGTGACAATTCGCCATCCCCGAAGGAGTCAAAACACGCCGCCTGTACGGTATAGATACCCGGTGCACCGGCATAAGACACAAAAGTCCCCGTTGTTTCGATGGTCTCGTTGACGCCGCCGCCCGAGATATGCACACGCGTACCGCTTATATGCTCCGGCCTATTTTGGATGGAGACGCTAAAGCCCTGCAGCGTATTTGTGATCTTGATCGTCGGTGCTGCCGGCGCGGGGACGTTATACTCACACGCAGCAGCCGCGCTGTACTTCCCGATCGCGTTGCACGCAAAGAGATATACGGTTCCCGTGCGCTCCGTCAGCAGTATGGTCGCCGACGTGCTTGTCGTTTTGAGCAACAGGTTACTATTGGCTGTGCCCGCGAGCTCGTCGAAGCGCAACTCGTAGAATGCGACATCTGAGGTAAAATCATCATCCCATCGTGCGACGGCCTCGTTACCGAAGGAGATGCTGAAATTCTGCGGCGTATTCGGAACGACGTTCTTCCCGACAACGTGCACCGTCGTCTCCGTTGCTATCGCCGCGCGGTTGTTGTACGCGTCGACTGCGACGACCTTAATCTGCCACTCGTCGCCGATGCGCGCCTGGTTGATCGTCGCCTGTCGGTCTCCCCGCATCACGAAATCCCACGCACTGAACGCCGTCTCTCCCGCAGGCTTGACGCGCGCGTACACGTCCGCGCCCGCGTAACTCGAGATCTCGGGCGGCGTCCACGAGATGATGACGTCGTACCCCGTCCGCGCGTCGGCAAGCTGCCGATATCGTGTCACAGCGGCGAGTTGAGACACTGCCGGCACATACGCCGAGGAGATCGTATACTCATGTGCCGTTACCTCGTCGAGCGCTTGCTCCTGCAAACCGAAGATGTTATAGGACGTGAGTTTGACATAAATCTTCTTGCCAACATCGCGCGCGTTAATCGTGTGTTTGAACACGCTGTCGTCAAGGCGTACGTAGTACTCGGTCGGGCTGTGTGATGTCTCCGGCGTGCCGTACATGCCGCGGTGCAGTCCCGTCAGACTGTACAGATCCTTTCCGACAAGCTCCGCCCCCGCGTGCGCAATGCACTCGCCGTTGATCCAGCCGAGCGTGTTGCCGCGTTCGGCGTCCTGCACGGTGCCCGGGTAAAGTCTCCCTGAGATGAGATTAACAACGCACACCCCATCGCCGGTAGAAGGTACGTGGGACCGGACGTCAAGCCGCCCATAGGTGCATCCGCTTGTGATCTTCCCTGCGGCAACGTACTTCTCATTGTCGTCCGATACCCAAACGGTAGCGCCGCCCCAGTACTGCCCGCCACTCGTAACGAGCCACACCTCGCTTCCGGATGTCGTAACATCCGCGGGCGGCTGGAAGATAAGCGGCTGCCGCGCGGCCCCCGGCGCGGCGGTCTAGTCGATATCTCCCCCCGCCGCC